ATATCAACAACTTTCGATTATGTTTTAAAGCGTCGTATACTCCCTCAACTTGGTATTCGCGGGGGGAATACTTACAGATAGAGTTCATATAATCTTTAACACCTTCTTTTGAGATGCTTTTGTTTACCTCAAAAGGAAGACCATAGAACTTGTTGTCGACAAATTCATAAGTGTATTCGTGATTTTCACAAAATCTTATAAGTTTATCCAATAAACCAACATAAATCTCACCAGTTTGTGTATTGAATAAACGAATTTTTCCATCCCAGTACTTGTTGCGAAACTGGGGCATAAATTTTGCTCCTGGCACATCAAAAGTAAATTGATCTGCTAGTTCATAATAAATGTGAGGTTCTGCTTTTACCTGTAGATTGACCTCATTCTTTTTGGAAATTATCAAATGGGACATATACTCATAATATTACATATGAGTATTTATTATCTTAATTAAATCCTGCTTGGAAGCGATGCCATTCAATTGCATTTTTAATTTGAAAAGTTCGGTTGGAAATATTTTTAATTATTTCTTCAAGAAACTTTAACATAACATCGTAGTATCTGATTTTAATATCAATTTTAGACAACCGCTCATCTGCCTCCATATGCCTCTGTAAGGCATCTTTATCTCTAACCTTATACGGAAATGGTTCTTCTACGTAAACTTCTGCTGGTGCCTTTCCTGTGTAGTAGTTGTAGCGTTCAAGTTTTACCTTACTGTAAGTATCTCTTGCTTTTTCTCTCAATAAAGTAATTGTATTGTATATTGTATAATATTTCGAATGTAATTGTGGAATCTTTAAAGATTCATCATGCAAATTGTCAGGATCAATTACAGAATCTCTTTGCCACATTTCCTGAATTTCATCAAGGTTCATAATGGTTGATCATTTTTATCTACTATATCATAAATTGTGTACTTAAAGGACACTTCTGCGGTAAAATAAGTTATATCGGTGTCTGTTGCTTCAAATTCTAATGATGATAAAGATGTTGGAAATAAATTTTTAAATATTACTTTTGCAGTAGGTTTATAATTGCTACCTAATATTTGAACAGTACCATCACTAAATTGTAACTTTTCATCTTTTAAACCATCTTCATCAGTAATTAACTTTGAAAATTGATCCGTTGTTTTTGGAAATCCTAATCCAGTAATCCAATTATGAATTGCCATGTAATTTTCTAAATTTTCATCAACCAAAAATCTTAAATAAAAATCACCGTATTCAATTTTATCCCCAGGAACATCAATATTTTTTAAGTATGTTGGTTGAACTGCCAATCCTAAAGTTATTTCTGGAATTCTTAAAGCGTTTGAAAAAAAACTAACTTTAGGTTTTTTTGCTAAAGTAAATTTAAATCCTATTGGAGATAAAAAATTTCTATTTTGTATTTGATTATCAAAAACGTTGGCCATTTTTTATTTTTATTTAGATAAAAAAAGAGGGTCCGAAGACCCTCTGGATTAAGTTGTGAACTGAATCACATAAGGTTTTGAACTTGTACTCTTCTGTAATAGCGGTTGCTGTTAACAGTAAGTCTACCAAGACCCGCAGTGGTTCCTTCAGCAAATGGGTTAGCAACAAGACCATAGCGGGTCTTAAAGCCGATCTTAGGCTGGAAGGTGTTCTCACCAACGGCACGAACCATTTGGAGAGGAACATATGGGCAGTAGAAGAGACCTGCGTCATAAGGTGAAGTACCCTTATAACCAACAACGTAGTACTGACCACCAGAAGCATTAACGTTTGAACCACCCGAATAAGGATCGATATAAACACGATACTTACCTTGGAGAACACCAGCGAAGGTGTTACCAGTGTCATCAACCTGGAGGTTGGCGTTAAGTGCAGGGGTGTAATCAAGTACACCTGCCATGGTGAGTGCCGAAGCAACGTCAGCCGAGCAGAGGATCATGTTACCCTTTCCTCTACGGGTTTCTACTGCGATTGCGTTTGCATCACGCTCGATCTGGAAGATGAGACCCTTGAACTTCTCAACCGACCAACGACCGTTGGAGTCAACATCAAGGTCAAACTTACCAGCGGTAGCAACGTTGTGCTGAGCACCAGATTTAGCAACCTTGTAGATTGTTCTGATAACTTCGCGGTTGATTTCAGCAAGAATTTCGCTAGAAAGAATATTAGCGAGTTCTGCTTCTGCGTTCAGACCGTGGATTGCCTTGAGGTCTTGGGCGAGTTCCAGTGAATACTCGGCCTTGAGTGCTCTTGACTTTGCAGTAACAGTGACCTTCTCAATTGAGAAGCCCATCTGATTGAACTGCGCACCACCGCTTTCACCTAAAGATTCTGAATCTTCGGTGTCCATACCACGACCAACTGTATAGTCGGCCTGAGTGGTGTTGGAATCTGGGCTGAGAAGACCTGGATTAGTTCCTCCCTGAGCAGCAGTAGTGCCGAAACCAACAGATCCACCACTGGAGTTAGCTACGTAACCTGAACCTAAACCACTTTCTGCACGAGTACTACCCTGTGCGGAGAATGCAGTGTCAGCTTCGTTGAAGAACGCTTCATCGTTACTGGTTCCAGGACCATTGTATCTTGAGCGCATTGCGAAGATAAGACCAGTAGGTCCATTCATTGGTTGAACACCAGCGAGGTCATAAGCGACCAAGTTTGGCATTGAACGGCGAATGAGAGAAATTAGAACAGGATCGAAACCTGCAACAGGAGAAGATGCATTAGCACTAAAACCTGCAGTTGCACCAGATGAACCAGTGTTCATTGTTGGTGACTCGGAAAGAAACTCGCGCTCTTCACGAAGTGTCTTTTCTTGGTTTTCTAGCAGGATTGCAGTTACGGCTCTACGATGCGAATCTTTGATCGGATCCATACCTTGATAGTCAAGGATGGGAGCCCACTTCTCCTGCAATAGTTCTGTGTTGAACCCTTGCATTGTTTTTACCTCTTTTTAAAATTGTTAGTTTGAATTTTTATGATTTAAAAATCACTTTTTGGCAACTCTGCCAAGAGTCTGAAGATATGCTTCCATAATCCCACCTACTTGTGGTTGGGCAAGTTGCACATCTGTGCTTTCAGACAAGGTCTCAGAGTCATCTCTTTGAGCACTAGAAACTCTTGACGAGAAATAAGATTCTCTTAAAGTAACTAGTTTCTCACGATAGTTTGCTTCACTTTCAAACTCAACATTTTCAGCAAGAGAAGCGAGTTTATCCTTCTGAGAAAGTGCGAGACCCTCAGATACTTCTGCAAAAATTACATCTGCAACTGACTCTGCTAATCTTTTCTTTAGAGCAACGTTTCTTTCGATTTGCTCGTTGAGTTTTGTTTCCATTTCATCAAGTTTATCTACCATACTCTCGATTACATCATATTTATCTTCAGGGATTGATACATAATGATCTTCAAAAAGACCTCTCATACCTTGTAGGAATGATTCGGTCATCTCAGTCTTAAGACCGTGCTCAACTGCAAGCTTATTTTCTTGCAACCATTCTTCAGCAACATACTCAAGATAAGCATCTACACGGTCAGTAAGTTCAGATTTAATTTCCTGAACTTCTTCAATTAGAGCTTCTTCATAAGCACTTCTAATATCTTCTTTAATTTCTAAAACTTTTGATCTAATCGCAGCTTCAAAAATAACACGTGCTTTTTCTTGGAACTCTTCCGAAAGATCTTCACCTTCCAGAAGAGCTCTGACATCTTCTTCGATGTCAATTTCTTCTTCTACTTCTTCGTCTTCTTCTACATCTTCATCGTCTTCTTCGACTTCTTCCTTCACTTCTTCGTCTTCATCTTCATTCTTCTTTTTCTTTTTAGAAGAATTTCCATTTTGATCTTCATCCTCATCTTCATCATCTTCACTCTCTTCCGCTTCAGAAATCAGATCTTCATCGTCTGCTTCAATCTCTTCGCCATAGCTAGCTTTCTTGCCAACAATTGCTGCAGGCATAGGATCTGCACCTTTAGCACCTTTGTTGACAACATTTTTTACTTGCGCCAAAGGAGATGATGCATCCTTTAGTTTTGCTGAATCATCGTCTGAGCGATAATTTTCTGGAGTAGGACCACCTAAATCTTCCCAACTACCTGTTTGACCATCGGGGATACCCTTGGTTAACTTAGGCATTGGTTCAGCAGGTTTTGCTCCTTTGGTTACTACGTTTTCCATTTCTTGTAAATTTCTACCAACGGACATTTGTTTAGATTTCTGTTTATAATCTATATTTATTTATTAATTTATAAATTTGAGAGGAAATTCTGGAATAGATTGAGCTTATGCTCTTCAAGAATTTTCTGATCTGCAAGAGTATTAATTCTACGTCTTGTTTGTTCAGCGAGTCTTTCGCGGAGAATTCCACCTTCCCAAACCCATTCTTTACCTTCCATAATTCCCTGAACAAAAGCATCAGGAGCAGAAGGATCGGCAACAATATCTGCAGCAGTTGCTAACATAAAGTCTTCACCAACTACTTTATGACCTTCATTGGTCATTTTAAGAGATCCTACACCACGAGAAGAAACGCCGAGGCAAACTCCTTCGCCAATAAGTGATTTTGCAATCTTACCCATAGGGGTTTCAAGAAGTTGTGCTTTACCATAAAAATTGGTTCCCTTTTGCTCAAGAGAAACAATTTTATGAGAAACACGATCAAGATTTACAGTAGGACCATCTGGATGACCGAGTTCGCCAAGGGCACGACCTTTATTGATAAATGCTTCTGTATATCTCTTTACCTCGCGGGAAAGAGTTTCCATAGGATACATTCTTCCGTTACGATTACAAATATCACCTTGAAGGAAAATACCCTCAATATACATCTTTTTCTGAGTTCCTTTTCCCTCAGTAATGAATTTTACCTTCTGTACTTCTTCTGTGATAAGTTTCATTTTTCTAGTTTGTAAATCCTACTTTTGTTCCTTTTACTGCAGCATTTGCCGCATATAATGTATATGTTGGGTTCTTTTCAAGTAATACTTCGGTTGAACCCATAAGAGTGAATGATCCTACTGTAGTTCCACCAGCAGTTTCTTGAAGTGTTACCAAATAATTACTACCAACAGCAGCAGTATTGACAAGACGAACAAGCGTTGCTTCGGAAAAACTAGTTCCAGCTCCGGCACTTGTTGGAAGTGCTGCTTCCTCTCCTTTAAGTAAAAGATTAGCCATTACTCCTCCGTTTCCTCTGCGCTATTCGTATTGAATAAAGTGTTTGCAATATCTGGGCGAATCGAATTAATTCTTTCAGCGGACTTTGCAAAAAGAGTATCTTTAATTAAATCCGAAATATCAGCAGCACTAGAATCAGTCGCAATCAAATCGATAATTTTATCCATACAAATTTAGTGTATTTATATCAATTATTTATATTTGCGATTTTTTGGCGTCTTTTTGAGACTGTGCATTTGTAACTTTCGCTTGGGATTCGAGATCTGGTTCTTGTGGAACTTGTCCCATTAATCCAGGATCACCGCCCATTGGCAAAGGTTCTCCTGTAATTGGATCTACTGCATTTGGATCAGGAATAATACCTTCTTCAATTTCTTTTTTAATTTGCTGGTCTATTTCTACAATATCTGCATCAGTTTGACGAAGAACTTTTGTTCTAGCATATTGTGCAGAGAAATACTTTCCAATATAAGGTTCCATTACTGCCAAAAGATTTAATCTTTCAGTCATTAATTCAGTTTCTTTTAATTCTGAAAACTGATTATCATAAATGAAATCATATTGAATATGATCTGCCATTTTTTCCCAGTCTTCTGGGGTAACAATATTTTTTAAAATTAATTGTGTACGTAACATGTCAGTAAACATGTTGGCAAATCTTTTACGCAATCTGCCAACAAACTTAGTGAACTTTAATTCGTCTCTTAAAATTTCTGAAGATCTACCTAAATTAAATCCACCATCATTTGCAATTCTAGACTCTGGGACACCAAGTGCTCGGTAAAGTTTTTTCTGGAAGTATTCAATGTCTGCAAGTTCTCCAAGATTTTGACCACCAGGAAGAGTAGTAATTTCTGTTCCTCTACCACCTTCACGACGAGGTAGCCAAAAGTCCTCAAGCATACTCATGAACTTACGATCATCACGAATTTCTCCGTTATTTGAATCGTAAACCATTTTATTTCTATAACGATTCATAACATCACGAAGATATTGTTCTGCCTTTACTTTTGGTAAATTGCCAACATCAATATAAAAAATTCTGCGCTCTGGGGCACGTGATAACCTATAAATGACAAGAGAATCCTCAATCATTCTCAATTGATTGAGAGCTTTAATTGATTTGTGTAAGTATGAAAGAACTGTTCCTTTATTTCTATCTACTAGTCCAGATGTACAATAAGTAACTGTATCTTTTGCTATTTTAATACCTTTCTGTGCTCCAGAACTGGAAATCATACCAGTTGGATAATTTGGAGCAGGTGTGTATATAAAGTACTCTTCAATTTCTGGAGAATATACTTCTTTATCAGAATTTCTACCGTTCATCGGATTAATCATTTCGGCAGACATAGGAATTCTTGAATCCCCTTTCTTTTTTTCCTGCCTAACATGACGCATCTTCATTGGATCAACATATCTGATTTCTTTAATTCCATCAGATGCATTTTTTTGATCAATTATTTTTAAGTAATAAAGTCTTCCATCAACGTACCAATTTCTAAAAATCTCATGGG